GCGTCGATGAGCATTAAGCTACCTCCACCCCCAAACGCATACGACCCAAACTATGAAGCGCAACGCAACCGCCTCATAGAACTCTTCTCGAATAATGTTTACGAGAAAGGTCAGGACGTTGGTATCTATGCCCCCGCCAAGCTGATCTACACCGGGTTCTACGGCCAGTTTATGAAGACCACTAGTGTGTCTCCTGCCGCTGCGAATACGGCGTACACGATTACCTTCGACACAACTGAAGAAAGTAACGGCGTTTCAATCGGATCGCCTGCCTCTCGGATTGTCGTAACGGAAGCTGGCATCTATAATTTCTCAGCCCATTTTACAGTTCTATCCAATAACAGCAGCGCAAAAACTACATATTTTTGGTTCAGGAAAAATGGAACAGATGTTTCGGCAAGTACGTTCTTGTCAACAAGCGACATTAACGGCGGCCATATGGCTTCCGGCCGTGATGACTTCTTTTCCTTAGTTGCTGGCGATTATATTGAATTAATGTGGGCGGCTAATAGTACAAACCTTGAACTTCATGCTTCTCCTGCAACGGCATTTGCCCCATCTGGGCCATCTTGCCTTTTATCAGTGATGCAGGTGCAGTAGTAATGGGCTGTCAATTGGTTTATATTTGTGGTAATAACGAAGGATTAGGCGGCCGGTCCGCACGGGGAATATAATGGCGACTACAACTACTACGCAAACTCAGTCACTGAACCCTTTCATTCAGGATATTTTGGCGCGTAACTACGGGGCCGCGCAGCAGGTTGCGGCTATCCCGTATCAGGCTTATATGGGGCCGCGCATCGCAGGCTTCCGCCCAGCAGAAGAGCAGGCGTTCGGCGTTGCTACTCGCGCCGCCACTGAACAAGTTGGGATGCCGCAACTTCAGCAAGCCACACAGGTCGCGCAGCGCGCCGCCGGGTATACACCGCAGCAGTTTCAGCAAGATGTCTCCGGCTTCATGTCGCCGTTCCAGACCAACGTCATCGACGCCACGATGGCCCGTCTCGCACAGAACCGCGCTGAACGTGACGCTGCTACCAAGGCCCAGCTTGCTTCGTCGCGGGCATTTGGCAATGAACGCCGTGGTGTTTACGAAGCGCAGATTGCAGCCGAGCAGGATTTGAATACGGCTCAGACGCTGGCGAACCTGTATAATCAGGGATACACGCAAGCCGCTGGGTTTGCACAGGGTCTGCCAGCACAGCAGCTTGCGGGTGCATCCGCTCTTGCTGGCTACGGACAACAGGCTCTTGGCAATCAGCAGGCATACGCTGCGATGCTTCAAGGCGCAGGCCAAGCACAGCGCGGCATGGCTCAGCAGAACCTTGATCTGGCCTACAAGGATTTCCTCGAACAGCGCGGCTTCCCGCAGCAGCAACTTCAGACGTTGCTCATGGGTTCGCAGGGTCTTCCGTCCCCAATATCACAGACAACAACCGCCCCCGGCCAGTCAACGCTCAGCCAAGTTGGTACGGCTGCGTCCACGATTGGTACTCTCCTCGATCTCTTCAAGAAGGGTTAAGTAGATGGCAACCCCGATGGAAACCTTGCTGCAATCATTGGTTCCGAACCGCACTCCTCCGGGTGGCGCGGCGGTGGGTCCTCGCATTATGCCTGCTATGGCCCCGGTAGGGACCGCACCTCCGACCGCAGCAGTACAGCCGCAGCTTTCGCCAACGGCAAAGTACATTCAAGACATGCAGGCGCTTATGAGCGGGGGTATTGGCCCGCTATCAACTGGCCAGAAAATAGCTGCGGTTGGTCAAGTGCTTCAGGCCGCAGGTAGCCGTGGCGCTGCCGATCCGGCTGCCGTTCTTCAGAACGTGCGCCAACAGCAGATGCAAAAGCTGAACGCGCAGTACCAGATTGCACAGATGCAGCAGGCTCAGCAGCAAGAAGCGCAGAAGCGTGCGTTTATCAATCAGTATGCGTCTACTGTCCCAGAAGATAAGCGCGGTTTGCTTGAGAATGTTGATATCGACAAGGCGTTTGAAATTGTTGAAAAGGAATTGATGGCTAAGAAGCAGCTATTCCAGATTATTAACGGTCCATCCGGTAATAAAGTAGCCGTGTTTTCCGACTATAGCCGCGTTGAAACTGATCTCCCGAACAATCTTGAGACTGATCTTGTTGACCGTGGATCGCAAAAACTTCTTATCAACAAGGACAACGGCGACGTAATCAAAGTCTACGATAAAGATTTGTCGCCGTCTGTTATCGCTCGTCGTGGCGGTAGGTCGCCATCGCCACAACCAACACGTCGTGCTGCGCCGGGTGCACCACCCGCCAAGAAAACGACCGCTGTGGGTGTCGATCCGAACTTACTCGCGGCCATTACTAAGCGGTTGAACCAAGTTAATTAAGGAGCCTTCATGGCCGAGGAGAAGCCGAAAGGCGAACCAGTATTCCTGAAAATTCCGGCCACTGGGGAGACGATCACGCTTCCCGGCGTAACGTCGCTTAACAGTAATGAAGAACTTAAAGCTGCGGCTGACGCTTGGATTGCCAAGAACTACAAAGGCCCCATACTTGCGGCCCCTGTTGTCTCACGTTTACCCGCAACAGGCGAGAGTGCTGTTACCGCAAACCGGCAACCAGAACTAAAAGCTGCTACCCCGACTACAATTACGGGCGGGGTCTACGACGCCCTTGCTTCTGGCGTTGCGAATGTAGCGGGTTTGCTTCCCGGCTTTGATGAACGTGGCGCTATCCAGTACGGCGAAGATGTAGTTTCGAACATTGAAAGCCTACTCGGCCTTCAGGCGTTGGAACAAAGTATCGGTGACGTTTTAGTAGGTCGCGGAACAGGTAGCGATTACGCAATTGCTGGACTTACGCTTGCGCCATTTGCCGCTAGGCCAATCGCGGCGGGGGTCCGTCGTATTGCACCGGAGACTAGCGCGGCTGTCAGCCGTTTGGCTACTGGCCCCGTTGCTGCTCCGAGTGCTGCGCTCTCTCCAGAGATGGCCGCAGTTGCTAAGACCGTTGCTCCGGCTCCTGTTGTGCCGGAGACGTTGGTAAAGGCGAAGACGGTCGAGTTGCCGGAAGCCCCCGTGGCCACAGCAGCAATCCCTGAAGCTGCGGTAGCACCGACGCCTGTTCGTGCAGAGCCGCAAGCCGTATTGGAGCAAGCCGTCGCGTCGATTGAGGCGCCTCCTATTGCAACTCCGGAACGTGCGGGCAATCTTAACCTTGCCAAATTCGATAAGCCAGCCGACATTAAGACCTTCCTCGACGACGTTGCAAAAGCCAACAACAATTTTGTCGAAGCCCGTCGCGGCGTGATGCCCATTTCTGAGATTAACAAGAAGGCTGAAGAGATTGATCTTCAGTCTATCCTTGGCCGTAAAGTAGGGATGGCGTTGAATGCGGAACAGCTTCAGGCTGCACGCAGCGTTCTTAACCAAACCGCTGATGATGTCTTTACCAAGGTCAAAGATTGGTCGGTGTCCGGAGCCGATCCCACAAAGGCGGACGAAGCACTTGACCTAATCGCTACGCACATGGCGTTTCAGGAAAACTTGGCCGGAGCAACAGCAGAAGCAGGGCGTGCTCTGCGTATTCTGCGGGAGCAGCCGAGCAGCGGTCGTTCGCTGGCGCTGCGGCAGCTTATGGAAGAACGCGCCAAAGGCGTTCCGGCTGAAGATATATTGCAGAAACTCTCCACGCTTGAAACGCCCGAACAAGTTGCGGCGTTTGTTGGTAAAATTTCCAAGCCTAACTTCCGCGACAAGATTGAAGAATACTATATCAACGCGCTTCTTTCTGGGCCGCAAACGCAATCCATCAACATCGCGTCTAACGCTTTGACAACCCTTTCCGCACCAGTTGAGAAAGCTATCGAAGCGGGTATTGGCGCAGTTCTGCGTACACCGGATCGTGTTACTTTTCGGGAAGTAGGTGCGCGTATCGCAGGAATGGGCCAAGGCGCGGTCGATGGATTGCGCCTAGCTAAGCAGGCGTTCGTGACAGGTGAAGCGCCTAGCGCCGTTACCGCGTTAGAGACACGGCGCAATGCTATCAGCGGTTTGAAAGGCGAGATCGTCCGCCTTCCGTCTCGTTTTCTTACAACGCAAGATGAGTATTTTAAAGCCATTCACACACGCGGTGAACTTGCAGCGCAAGCGTACAAAAAGGCGCTCGATCTTAGTCAGGGCAATAAGGAAAAATTCAGCGAACTATACAACGAGTTCCTGAATAACCCAACCGAAGCCATGACAAAGGCTGCTCGGCGCGAGGCCGATTACCGCACGTTTCAGGCGGAACTTGGCAAGCCCGGTAAGTTTGTGCAACGTGCCACAAACGAGTTCTTCTTAGCGCGGTATATTCTTCCGTTCGTAAAGACGCCGTTTAATTTAATTAAATATGCGTCGGAGCGGTCGCCACTTCCCTTCATATCAGATCGTTGGCGGAACGAGATTAAGGCTGGCGGGAGACAGCGTAACGAAGCACTGGCTAAATTAACTCTTGGGACCAGCATCGCAGGGGCGATTGCTACTCAGGCGCTAGAGGGCAGAGTTACTGGCTCCGGCCCTAGCGATCCCGAAGAGCGTGCGGCTCTTATGGCGACTGGGTGGCAGCCGTATAGCTTTAAGATTAACGACACGTACTATCCATATGGTCGCCTTGATCCATTCGGTACGCCCATTGGCGTGGTCGCCGATCTCGTTACGATGAAAGATTACATGACGGATGAGGAATATGAGAAGGCTGCGGCCCTCATTCCTTTTTCTGTGGCTACCAATCTTGCGGAGAAGACATACCTTCAGGGCGCAACCAATCTGTTCGAGGCGTTGTTCTCGCGGGATACATCCCCGCAACGGATTGAAAGTTATTTCCGTAACGCCGCAGCCGGACTTATACCCAATGTTGCGCGTCAGACAGCTAACGCTCTCGATCCCGAACTGCGCGAAGCCGATAGCATAATCAAGGAAGCGCAGAACCGGGTTCCAATTATCCGTGGCGAAGGTTTCTCCCTGTTGGGCAAGGACTTCGCTTTCGATAAAGTCCCCGAACGTATTGATGTATGGGGCGACACAATATCTCGCACTGGGTTTACCCCTATGCCAGCCGAGCAGCCTGCCAATGACCGGCTTGCTGGGTTTGTTCGCAATCTCGTCGCGCCAGTAAAAACATCTACGGTTACTACCGACCCCGTGAAAAAAGAAGTCGCCCGTCTTCAGCTTGGTCTTGAAAGGCCGGACAAGAAGGTATCGTTGGCGGTGGATGTGGGCCAAGAAAAACCGGTTAAGTTTGAGATTGAACTTACAGATCGTGAGCGCCGTCAGTTTACATTCGCTTCTGGTGTTCTTGCGAAGGCGCTTGTTGAACAGGACATTAAATCGCCGGAGTGGAAGGACCTTACGGAAGATGAGCGCAAAGAAAAAATTCGGGACCGCATGACGTTTGCCCGTAAGGCGTTTCGCTCGACTATCGGCACTCGCGCTCTCGAACGGTACATGGCCGAGAACGAAGGTTTGCCAAAGATTAAACCATAGGTGAAGTAATGGCCAAGAAGAGTGGTGTTAAAGACATGTCATGGCGACCACAGCCAAAAGCAAAGCGTCGCCACAAACCCGACGGGCTTCGCCATCGTAAGTCTTTGGGGCCACGCAGTCACTTGCGAACTAGCTTCTGATATTATAGACACCGCCCATGAAGTTCATGGGTATTGATCCCGGCGCGTTCGGGGCTGTCGCTATTCTGGATAAGGATAGCCGAGAACTTGTCATCATCGACATGCCTACATTAAAGGTCAAGCGCGGGCCGCGTGTCGTCAATCAGGTTGACGCGCACATGCTGGCCGATGCTTTGCGTGGTCACGTCACCACCGATACTTCCGCTCTCATCGAAAAGGTTCACGCCATGCCGGGCCAAGGTGTGTCCTCGATGTTCAGCTTCGGCAGGGCAGCGGGTATCGTCGAAGGCGTGCTTGCTGGCCTGTCTGTATCTTTTGAGTTGATACCGCCTGCGACTTGGATTAAGTCTATGCGCACGTTCGGAGGGAAGGACGGCAGTCGTCAGCGGGCACAAGAGTTGTTCCCGGATTACGCCCATCTCTTTGCACGGAAAAAGGATGACGGCCGGGCCGAAGCTGCGCTTCTCGCCTGCTACGCCGCCGAGAGGGAAGACAATGAACCATCTATTCGATTACCAAAAGGTCGGCGCAGACTTTCTCTGTAAGAACCCGGCCGCATTCCTTGCCGACGAGCAGGGCCTTGGCAAAACACTTCAAGTTATCGCCGCCTGTGATACACTCGGCCTCACAAAAGTCGTCGTGATCTGCCCGGCTATCGCCAAGATTAACTGGCGGCGTGAGTTCGAGCGATGGGGAACCGTCGAGCGCGAAGTCAAAGTATTTAGCTACGATAAGATCACGCAATCGAAGGAGGTGCGCAATGAGATCGCAAAGTTTGAACCAGACGTTCTTGTTCTGGATGAGGCTCATTATCTCAAGAACCGTACTGCTAAGCGCACAAAGTATCTATATGGCCAGTACTGTCGCGGTGATGGGCTTGTTAGGTTTGCTGATCGTGTTTGGCTTCTTAGCGGTACTCCCATCCCTAATAATGTCAGCGATTTCTGGACCCATCTTAAAGCGATTTGGCAGTACCCGCTAAACTTCGCCGAATACACAACGTATTTCTGCAAGACTTGGAGTGGCCAGTTCGGCCTTCAGGTTCTTGGCAATAAGACCGAACGCATGGCTGAGTTCAAGACCGTGTTGAAAGCGATCATGCTGCGCCGTAAGGGCGAAGTTGTGCTGAAGGATTTACCGCCTATCTGGTGGCAGGATGCACCCGTCGAGATTGATAACTGGAACGACAGGAAACACATCGACGATCCACGCCAAGCCGAAGCGGTCGATATGATTCTCGCACATTCGCTGACAAATCAGGACTTGTCTACCGAGATCGAGAGCATCGCCCCTCACATCGCGTCACTGCGTCGGCTGACGGGTGTAGCCAAGGCAGCGCCCATCGCCACACAGATAGCGGGCGAGTTGGCTGATGATGCCTACGACAAGATCGTAATCTTTGCCTACCACACCGACGCAATCCAGACGCTTTACGATAAGCTAAAAGACTTTAGCCCTGTCGTCGTTGCAGGCGGCATGGCTACCGCCGACCGTCAGGCGGCGATTGATAACTTCCAAACCGACCCAAAGGTGCGCGTCTTCATCGGCCAGATCACGGCCTGCTCGACAGCGATTACATTGACGGCTGCGAATCAGGTGGCGTTTGTGGAGATGGATTGGGTTCCGGCAACGAATGCACAGGCGGCCAAGCGTTGCCACCGCATCGGCCAGACAAAGCCCGTCATCGTGCGGACGTTTGGCCTTGTCAATTCTGTTGATGAGATTGTGGCTAAGACCCTAGCCAAGAAAGCCCAGATGATTTCTGAAGCTCTAGATTAAGAAGGGCCGGGGCGACTTCCAACTCCCCGGCCCTCCCTTTTACTTAAAGCAAATCGTCAAGGTCG